TCTCTAGCACGGTTTAAAGTTTCCTCGTCGGTAACTCTAAGAAGTTTTTCATATATTCCGCTCAGCTTATATGTTAGATACTTTGAACTTCCTTTAACTGATTGCATATTTCTTACCTGTAGACCAATTATCTTATCATCAGGTGTAAGATTGAATAAAAATATCTTTTCTTTCTTGGCATCCCAAGCAAATCGATTATCCATTTTCTGATGTCTCCTCTGGATGTATCTTTGTATGGTAGATCCGAAAACATTACGAAGACCTAGCTTTTCCATAAAATCAGATCTGCTGATCAGAATTTCGTTTATATCATTCTCGAAAAATAGAGAAATGTCGATATTACCATACACGCTTCTTCTCTTCCCTCTATTCTCATCTAGTATTGATCTAATCTCACTTTTTTCGTTGCTGGATAATTTTGAATATACGGAGAAATCCTTAAAGAAACTTATAGAATCCTTATAGATACCACATCCACCATTATAGCACTTATAAGCTAACGTATCTAGGTAAAAATTACCCCTTTTCTTTCTGGAGTCATTAGAATCCCCACAATACGGACAGGATACATTAAGTCTGTTTCCAGCTTTGTAAACTATCTGCTTTCCGGGATTACCTGGAAATTGTCTAGTAAGAACTTCTCTTACTAAAGATTCTACCTTTGATATCTCCATAATATAAAAAATGGGGGCAGCCCAGAGACTTGCCCCCAATTTATAATTTTAATTAAAGATCTGCGTAAAGATCATCTAATGATGTAGAAGACGACGTAGAAGGAGCTTCATACGAGGTCTCTTTCGGTGTTTGTCCTCCGACTTTAGTGTTAGAAACTTCTTCTAACATTTGCGAAGATGAGCTAGGGGTAGATACTGGCGGCTGCTGAACCGGATTTGGTTTAGAAGGTGCGGAAGAAACAGCTCCTACTATCTCGTTTACGATTCTTTGCTCTGGTACAGTATTTCTGATTACCGCCATAACTTTATCGTTTACCTCGTCATCCCAATCTTTGTAATCGAAAGATGATAGATTTCTAGGACCTGTCTTTAAGTATTCCAAGATTTTATTCATATCCTCTTGGTTTTTCTTCATTTGTGATCCTTCGATTTTAATTGGTGTTCTTTCACCTACGAATGAACATAGGTCGTAGTTATTCCACTCACCAACTTTTCTTACACTGATAGCAAATTCTCTACCTTCGAAAAGATCGTAAGGATTACAAGCATCGCCATACTCTGGCTGAAGCTGTGCCTCAATCATTTCATTTATTTTCTTTCCAAACTTAAAGATCATAATTTTTCCCTCTAAATCTGGGTTGTTCTTATCTTGTACGATTTGAACTAGTGAATAGAAATCTTCCTTTCTAGAAAAACTCTTTGCCAATTCTTGATCAGCTGCTGAATGTGAATTTTTCAATTTCCAGAAAAGGTCCTTAAGAATAGATTTTTTACCAACTGTTGAAGGACAATCTACTGCAAATCCATTTCCACTTACTGGGTCGTTCAAATACACATAGTATTTGTGGATTTTGGATTTTGCTGGGTTTTCTGAATTAGGGATAAATCTGATTAATGATTTATAAACTCCATCCTTTCCATCTTCTGGATAAGGCTTGTAAAATTCAAGATCTTTCGATCCTCCTGCTTGGTTAGTCTTTGTTACAAATGACTCTGCGTCCAAATTAAAAATGTCTAAATTGCTCATGATTTTTTAAATTAATTTTAGTTTTTATTTAAATTTTTATTTTTGTTCCAATTCTTAGGACGATTGGATAGCCCACAATAAGAGGGATTGGATCTATGGTCCATCCCTAAGATTTATAACGTTGCGTGATTTTTTATTTATAACGATTCCGAAGATATCAGATCGTAGGAGAAGCTTTTTCGGTTTCCAATTTTCTCTTAATTTCATAAATTCCCTCTAATTCCTTTTTTAAATACAAATTAATCCAAGTTGCATCAACAATATCATCAATGGGTTTATTGACCTGTTTGGCTTTAGTTACCCATTCTTCCTTGTTGGTTGCTAACATTCTAGTAAATACCTCTAAATTTGTTTCGTCCTCTTTAAAATTACATAGAGCTTCGTAAAGCTCATCTTTTTTAGCATTGCCCTTTAATGCAAACTTTTTTATACTGGTTGGAGAGAAAACGTAAAACGAATCCACACCAACCTCTCTGATTATTCTTTCTCTTAGCAAAGATGTTGCCATCGAAATATCTATTAGTGCGTTTCCGTTCGAAGAGAAGCTTAAACCCTCCATAGCCACACTAAAATCTGAATTACCCATTATACCCTTAATGCTGTCCCAAAGTCCATCTACGATGCTTAAAAAGTACCCTATCTTCATTCTTTCTCTTCCGCTATAGTCTTCAGGTAAATCTTGTTTCTCTATAAAGTCCAGAGTAAAATTTGGGTCACAGTCTAACCAGTAATATGGCTTCTTTGTGTTCTTGATTAGGGATTCTTTGGATCGCTCGGATCTGGTCACAGAACCCCATGTGTATACACCATCTTTAAGACAACAGAAAGCTGGCGAGTTGATCGAAAAATCTATTCCGACTAAATTCATTAAAATTATAGACTAGGTGGAACTATTTTTTGACCAGTGCTTCCAGTATAACCATATACTTGGGAAAGCTTATCGTAGCACTTCTTCATCTGCTCGTCAGTTAAACAGTTAACTAGATCATTTAAAACTCTTTGGTCATTCCCTGATGCTGCTACCAATAGATTTTTCATACGATCCTTTTCTGTGAAAAGTGGCTGACCGTATTTCATCTCGTTTAGTTCCTGTAATTCTGAATACTTTTTCATTTCTTTCCTTATTTGATCTATATATCTTACTTAGCTTCTAATTTTACATCTAAGTAATTGAACTTAAATCCCATGGTAAAATTAGCATCCTGAGCTGCATTAGCGGTATAAGCAAATTGAAGTTCCGAGAATGATGATATTATAGCTTGTTGAAAAGTAGCGGATACAACTATATTTCCCTCACTATCCATAATTCTTAAAGGTAAATTCTGGATAAAAACTTGCTCTTGTGCAAAATTAACATACCACAGAATCGTATCTAGCAGTATAAAATAATTGATGAAGCCATCCACTAATCTAAACTGAACTGTAAGGTCCTTACTAAATAGATCCTGTATCGGTGTAGATCCTTTATAAGTGATCTTTTTACCTAGTGGTCTAACCTGCTCTACAGAATCCAACTGTAAACTAGGAAAGCTTATAGTCTGAATAGTGCTATTAACATACTGAGAAAGACTGTCATACGGAATCGGTTGTTTTTTAAGATAAGGTAAGTACTTCTCAACTATGATTTCCGGAAAGAATCCTTTGGGAAACTGAAAGAAAAAACTATTTTGTTTCGGATTTAATAACATATCTTATTTTCTTGTTTTCAAGTCGTCAATTGTTCCTGGAGCAAGTATGCCGTCACCCGCCTTGATAACAGCATCAACAGTTATATTTGGATATTTGATCCTTCCAGCCTTTCCTGGGATTAAGAAGTAATCAACAATCATGGCATCCTTCCATCCAATAGCTTTATATCCTGCCATTTCAGCGCTTAGAGCTGCTATGAGTGCAGCCCCAGTTAGAACTTGATTTGTTTGAGCCGAAGTAGGTGTTCCAACCGAAGCAGTTCCTGATGTTCCTGAAGCAGGCTTAATAGATTTAACCGAAGGTGTAGCTGGTGATTCTAGAGTTCCTATGAATCCGCTACCACTAGTTCCTGAGGTAAACGTAGAAACCGAAGCATCTCCGGTTGCTCCGGTTACAAAATCCTCCTCACCTTCCTTCTTCCAATAGCCCCAATACATAACAGAATTTGTGTTATTAACAGATCCAAGCACACTATCGGTAGAAGGGGAAACTACTACATTTGAGCCCTTTATAGCATTAGCCTGTGCTCTCCTTGCTTGTACCACAGCCTGAATTGTATTTTCTAGAGCATTCTTTCCTGCTGCAACTTTCTTTTTGGTACTATCAGTAACACTTTTAACCTCCGGGTTTACTGTAGTTCCGTTGGTAACAAAGAATCTTCTATCTGTCAGTTGGAGAATCTGTGTTGATGTAGATTCATCTATTTTGAAAGCTAATTCTCCCTTAACCGGATCCGCTAAATTTTTATCATCTAGTGCGGGAACCTGTATCTTATTCCCATTTGAATTGACAAATGAGATATTAAATTTACCCGAATTACTAAGGTCTATTTGAACAGGGTCTCCCGACGGTCCGCTTTTTACAAACGAGAACTTATAGAAGTTATCAAATGGAGATATAGAGAATGTCAATTTACCGGTTCCGTACGCTATAGTTTCTCCAGCACCTTTTTCTGAACTTAATTTATTGTTTGCAAATTTTAGATTGCTCACTGTTGCGGTAACAAAATTCTGATCGACAAAAACGTTTACGTATTTAACTATCTCCTTAGGTCTAATGTTCATAGATCCTCCTGAAACATTAATTTGAGGCTGATCATAAACTCTATTGTATATCTTCTGAACCTGCGGGAAATTGCTAAGTTGTAAAGGAGTTATAGTTGTACCCCACTGAGAAGGACTATTTGAAGTGTAAGTGGAGATTCTGGTAATTCTAGATTGATCCACACTGTTTATTAAGGACATAGTATATCTTAGCATAAAGCTAACAGCAACTCCGGCATTTTTAACGATTGGCCTATAATAATTAGGTGAGTCATATGCTGTGGTCTGGATTGACTGAAACTGTGAAGTTTTTATCAAAGCTGCTCCAATTTGCTCAAGAACCTCTATTTCGTGGCTTATATAGTAACCATTCCCTATTGAGTTTTGAAAAAGAATGAAATCCTCAAC